GTTCTTGCGCTGCTGAAGCTGCCCATTTGCTTTCTCCCTGGGCTGCGACTTCAAAAGCCTTCTCTACTTGCCCACCCTTTGAAGCAAGACCGTCAAGGATCGCTGTCAAACGTGTAAGCTGATATGCTCCACCAAGTCTACCAATTAGTTGTTGTTGCTCAAGTAGGCTGAGATTGCCAGACATTATAATGTCTGCCAAACCCTTCATGGTTGGCATTAATTCACCCTTGGTGCTCTTGATAAATTCAGGCAGGTCTCTACCTGTAAGTGACTTGAATGTTTCCTTCGTCTGTTCAGCTGGATTAATGAGACGATTCATTAAAGTCTTGATGGCATTCGCGCCTTCGGCAGCGTCAACACCTCGCTCCTTTAGAGCAACCATAATCGTACCAAGATCCTGAATACTACCGTTAAGCTGCTTAACTGGAGCTGCTGCTCTAGGAATAGCTTCAGCAAAGTCTTCCATTTGTAGAGATGTGGCATTTTCTACAGAGTTCATATAGTTAATAGCATCTGCTGTTTCTTCTACAGACATTTTAAATACTGCCTGCATAGATATATATGACTTCAGCGCTGTTTCAGAATCCATCTCACCAAGTGTTGCTAAGCGCTGTACTTGAATAGCTCCTTGCTTTAATTCATCACCCTTTTGTCCTACCGCCGCTAATTGAGCCATCACATCCAATGTTGATTTTGTTGTGGCGCCCATCGTTTGAGTAACAAATGATGCAGTAGACATCGCAAGTCCTTTTACCTCGTCTTTTGCACCATCGTATACTTTAGAAATTCTTGTGATCTCTTTATCAACGGTGAATGCAAATACTCCGGCTGCTGCTGCGGCTGCTGCAAATGGTATTGTAAATCCAACCATTAGCTGTCTACCTGCCCACTGCATATTCTTTCCCCAGTTTTGAATCTGCGTAGAAGCAACCTTTAACATTTCATTCTGTATGCCGAATTGTCTATTTTGTGCTTCTAGGGCCATAGTTGAATTTCGAATATCATTAACTGACGGAAGATACATTTGAGTCTGACCACCCTGGCCAGTTCTCGAAACAGCATTAGCAAGACGCGTTTGATTCTCTGCGATGTCCCTGGATTGATTCTTCCATTTATCCATAAAGTCTGTAATGCCCTGGAGTTCCATCTTTCCACGGTGTAGATTCTTTACAAACAAATCAGTCTGTCGCAATCCCTCATCCCATTGGAATTTAGGAGCTGCGACAGACTGCAAGTCACGAATAAGAGTACCACCAGCCATACGAGCCACACTTAAAGATTGTAGTCGTTTCTCTAGATTTCCTGCTGTAGCATTAAGAGCGTTAAGCTCAGCCATTGCTTGACTAAAATCAGCCGAGCCTGTGAACCGTATGCTGATATTCTCAGTAATTCTTATTCATCCTCTTCTATGATATTAAAATGACCAGAAAGTTCATATTGCTCTTCTGTCATTCCCCTAGCCTTTGCTTCCGCGCGACGTTTCATTTGATCAAATTTGCTTTGTCTTCCTTCTTCAAGATCTATGCCTTTAAGGGATGCTGCAAATCTCTGATCGTTATATTTCATTTCCCTGGCCTTCTCAAGCATTCTTGACACTTCCTGCATTGTTAAATTATCTTCTAAATCATCAAAACTTTTAAACATGCCTGGATAGAAATATAATATTTCCGATTCTAAGTCAACTAGATCTGTTTCAACGTCGCTTTCTTCTAATTTGGGTCGTTGATTTTCACGCCCGTTGCAACATTAAGAATATGTTCCATTGTTGCCATATCGACATGATCTTCTAGGTCTTCCACTTTTGAAAGCTTTGGTTCGTATGTCTCCATAGCAATCGCAGTTGCCTCAAGCAGTATATCAACCACTACAGAGTCTTTGTGATCATCATCTGGATTTTGGATATTATCCAATACTTTTGCTACTCTTCTGAATTGCTTGATAACTAATGGTCTTATGCTTATTGGCTTTTGCCATCCTTGAAGCTTTACCTTTTTTTCTTCATAAACTTGTTCCATAACAAACCCTTTCTTATGGAATAATTTTAACATAGCGTAGTGAAAAAGCGCAAATAGAAAAGCCCTACCGTATGGTAGGGCCTTCCTTAAGTGATTACGGAGTAATTACTCTGTCTCTAATTGTTCCATATTCTGCACCTGATATCGCTGAAGGCAATAAACGGAAGTTTACTGGGAATCTTGTAGAGTCGTTACGCTTTAGACCATGTGTAGATGCTTCAACAGAAAGCACTCTACGTAGGTGATAAATACGCTCCATCTTTTTATTTGTAGTTGGTGTACGTGGCGCAACACCAACGAATACCATCTGACGTTCTACAGGTTCTACACCAAGCGCACCAGCTTCCATACCAAGAACTTGTTCGTCGGCTGGGACAGTAACACCACTGAAGTCTTTTGTTGCGTCAACAGTTCTACCAGTAATATCTACCGCTGAAGTATCACCAGCAGTAGAACGTAGTGAAGAGCTACCTTGAGCCCAAACCACCAATAGATTTTCTAGAGTCGCCTCTGCGAATTCAGTCTTTACAGAAGCAGTCATTTTCTGCTTGAATAGTTTTGCTGCGTCAAGCAATTGGTCAACTTCTACTTCACCATAACTAGGAGTGTATGTATATTCAACACCATTTGATGTATATCCAACATTTCTCCAGTCAGCGTGAGGAGTTAGCGTGTCTGTATATGGAGTACCACTTACTGTTGCTGGTAAAACAATTGAATTCCATCCACTACCTAGTGAATCATCACGTGAAAGGAACACTGATGCTGCACCAACAAGAATATTACGAGCCTCACTCATTTAAATTTCACCTCCTATATTTATATCCTAAAAGTCTTTGCTTTCTTCCTAAAAATAATTATCGCATTCTGATAATTATTGTGCAAACTTACCTTAGGCCCTGATTTATATATGTAGAATCATCTGCTAGGACTAGCCCTGAATAAGTTCTATTTATTCCTTCATATGTACAGTCATACCTAACAACTATCATAAAGGAGCTTCTTCCACCTTCATCTTCTGATGGTGCTGGTCCTGCTGACGTTAGTACGCACAATGTTTTAAACTCAAACGGATAAGTAGCTTCTGACCTAAAATGTACATTAATATCCCCGGCGGTCCAATCTTCTCTTGAAAGCAGATCAGCGAGATACTCTGCCATCGCTATCAATGTATCTATATCTTCATGATAAAACGTATAAGCAATTTGACCACATATCATATATGGCTCGTCTGGGCTGTATCTATGGCTTAACGAGTATATGCCATATGGAAGTGATTTGAATTGGCTATCATCATATATGGTTTCTAACTCTGGGACCTCTTGTCCCGGCAATAAAAATGGCAAAACAAAATTCGGCACACCATTAAAATCACTGACATAGTCTGCCATATCAATAAATTCCATCTCAACAAGTTTATCCTGTATATATTTATTAATAAAATAAACTGGAGAATCTCCATACTTCTCTTTCCACTTAGGACTAGTCATCCATTAAGCTCCTTCTACTGGCAGCGGCTGCAATATAATTTTTTCTCAAGCTTTCCTGAAACTTCTCTTCCATTAGACGATCAGGAATCAGGGCTGTTATGCTGAAGCTCTTGTCTTTTTCTTTTAACTTGGCGAAACTCGCCACTTTTTCAGCAAAAGTCTTTTTCATTGCATCTATCGCTGGTTTGGTTAATGTCTTGTTTATAACTGATTCTGGTTCGCCACTGTTCCACCACTGCGTCCATTCATTAGTGAAGGCACCATTTATTCTTTCGTTTCCTGCACGCGCTATAGATATGGTACCTTTATAGTAAACAATGCCATTTCTTTGAAATCCATTACCAACACTTGTAGAATTAGACGTCTTTTTCTTAGCAAGGAAAACCAGATATTTAGCTAATTTCGGAGATATCTTAACAGGAAGACCATTCTCAAGAACCATTGATTTCCATACAAAAATATGTATTTTCTTCACACCAACGGCTTGCAGCTTTGGATCTACAGGAACAATCTTCTTTGATGCCTTGAACTCAAAGAAGGCAGCTCGGTTCGCGCCATTTCCTTTTAATATATGTCTCCAAAGTTTTCCGTTAGGATCTGCAACCTGATTCCATTCATACATGTGGTCGTACTTTCCAGGTTCTCTCATGGCCATGCTTGACATATGAGCTACGAATTCTCCTGATGTCACCTCATGAGCAGCCTTTATTAAAGAGCTAACATGCCTATCAGATTTCAACGTTGATTCGATAGTAGATATTGCTACGCCAACCTCTCTGAATTTATCTAATTCAGCTTGTATGTTTATCATAATCCACCCTGTTGTTCTGCCCTGGATAACAAAGTCTGGTATTCAATAATATCTCCAAACGGGCCAATAACTGGTGCCGATCCTGATGAGTTATACCATGTAGCTGGAGTATTTTGGAAATCTAGTTCTTTATATATTACATTTCCATCCGCATCTTTTATATTACATATCTGAGCGCTTCTGCTTATGTTTACTGAGGATGACATCTTGAGGAAGTCTATATTCATATACTTCTCTCCAAATGTCTCTCCAGTTCCTTGCCTTGTGAAACTGTTGGATATAAATGGAATTACAATACAATTTATTATACCTTGATCTCCAATACTTGTGTCCAATACCCAAGTCGTCTTGATAGCAGATGATTTCCCAAGTGTCCTTTGCTTCTTATAAACTTCGGCTGTCATCGTAAATTTTGTAGAGAATAGGCATCCTCCAAGTAGCATTATATTACACCAACCCCTGGATACATCCTATAATCATTTAGTAACTGGTCGGCAGTAACACTTCCTGTTCCATCGAAGGCTTCCTTTAAGAATGTTATATCCCAATCATTGGCCTTTACTGATTCTAGATACTTATCTCTATACTTTTGATCCTTACATAAAAGGTTAGCTATTATTATCTTGGCAGCCTCTTCTATATTGGTTGGAACAGACTTGTATCCCCACAATCCGTTTACATTGTATGAAATATTTCTTCTAAAAGAGAACTTAGTTGGATAAACCATATCCATTCTAGATCTTGACCTAGGTGTTCTTAAAATCCATCCATCTGATGCTATATCCCAGTTATACTCGTTCCAGCCGTCACTTGGAGACGGAGCTGTAATTACCTGTGGATTCGTATATTGATCCTGCCATCGCACTTCAGTCAGGGAAAGCAAGCGTCTGGGCATACGAAGGCCATTAGTATCTGTGCCCTCAACAACATATGTCGCCGACACCTTTCCGAAGAATTGTCCCGTATAGCCTTCGATTATTTTCCTTGCTACTCTCTCACAATCAACAAAGTCTGCATAGGAAGCTTTTCCTTGAAAAGTTGTCCAAGAAGCATAAGGGGTGACAACTTCATATTCTTGACCTACTATCATGGCATTCGTTTGTAAGGTAAAATACCATTCTATTCGAATCTCTCCCTCACCCGCGACCATTGACATAGGAAGTATCGCTGTATATTTTCCCACAGAAGGAGAAGAGACACTTACGGAAGTCCCGGTTTCAGATCCATTCGGAAATGCCTTAGCAGTGACTGATCCATCGGCATTTGTAGCTACGCCGTTAATATAAATAGTATAATCTACTGTTGATAGATTATTTACAAATAATTCTTTCATTTATGCTTCACCATAATAATTCTAACATGTTGTCGTATAAAAAGGCAAAGTCCCTTACGGGACTTTAAATTAGCTATAAAAAGACTTTGCCTCATCTGGCGATGCTATGACAAATCCTTCGTACGTATCCATTATTTTTTGTGCATCTTCTTGAGGCATTACATTAAAAGGATGTGTCTTTGTAAACTTATATCCATAAGCCTCAAATGATGGATTTAGTCTAGCCATCTTCAATAGAATTGTTTTGCCAAATTGGAGATCAGGCGCCTGGTCTTCATCATTTTGCTCAGTAAACTTCTTATATACTGAGTACGTTCTACCATTCTCTTGTAACTTATTTATTATCTCTTTTTTAGTGTCATTCTCTGTTATCTCTATATCAAAGAACGTGGCTACCTTCTGTAGCTCTTCTAGTCTCATGTTTGTGTATGACATCTATTCCTCCGTCTCGATTGTACCATAAAAAATGCAAAAAGCAGGACATAAGTCCTGCTTTTCACCGACTACATTGTTATTAGGCTGCTAGTTTAACGTTCTTTACAACTACTGCTGCATCTAGGTTTTCCCAGTTTACACCAGCACGAATGTATGTAGTGTATTCAATAGCATCCTTCTTTGGCTGGAATTCACGGAATACTTGAACGTCACGCTTGATACCCATTACACGATTCTTCGGGAATGTCAATTCCACGTGGCCGTGATCTCCGGTACCACCTGAGTATGTGGCATTTTCTGTTTCGAGGAACAACGGTACTTCCTGTAGGGGAACACCGAATGGGCGTCCTGCAACAAATCCATTAGACCCTTCAGTACGAACTGGGCCTTGTTCTCTAATACGATCAGAGATTGGACCTGTCCACGCGCCATTACCCTGTTGTGCCTGGGCATATAGGTAATCCTGAATTGAGTTAGAACCTGTGTAGAATCGTAGACCGACACGGTTTTGCATATAGGTTCTTGGCATAGCTTTTAGGGCCTTGTTGAAGATTGGTAGATCAAGTTGTGAACCACCGGCATCTACAACGTGTGCACCAGCTAGCGCTAGCTTGTACCAACCGTTAAAGATTTTAAGAGTCTTGTTTGATGATGTTGTATCACCATTGATCGCTAAATCTTCTAAGTCGTTACCAAACTGTGTTGACATTAGTCTAGCAATATGATCTTCTAGATCTGCTCCTTCGATATTATCTTCAAGTGATTCACTTGAAAGTTCCCAGTCTAGACGAATCTTCTTGGTTACTAGAGAGATCTTGCTGAATGTAACTCCAGCGTTCTCACCAGTGTCAACCGCTTCTGTTGCCGCACGAATTAATCTTTGGCCAACTGCAATTCTGTCAATTTCCGCTACTTCAGAGCGCATTCTGACAGTTCTACAATCCTGAAGCATAACTGTTGCATCGAACATATAGTCGATGAATCTGTTACTTTGTTCTGGAGCAAGTAGACCACCACCACCTGAACCAACTTCGGTAGTACGAATTACTTTCTCAAGAATATCTTCGCTCATGTGTAACTCTCCTTTCTATACATATTTTTGTTTCTTAATCAAGGTTATTAGGAAGAAATGCACTTGACCAGAAGGGCTTTTGTTCTTGCTTATTGGACTTCTCAATAACTGAGCCGGTCTCAACATCCGATGACTTTTTAATCGCTGAAGAGGATTCAACCGTGCTTAATCTTTTTTCAACACCGTCTAAGCCTTCTTTAAAGCTCTTAAAGTCTGCGGCAAGTTCTTTATGTTGTGTTAGAAGTTCTTCCAAACGTGTTTCCACGCTCTTCTCAACACCTTCTACTGTCTTTCTAATTTCTGCAATGGCTGTACCTTGGTTGTCACTAGCAAGTGATGCCTTAATTTCCTCAAGTGCCTTTGCAATTCCTTGAAGGTCTGGTTCGTTAGCCTCAATACCTTCTTCTTCTGAAGTTGATTTTTCTACTTCTTCTACAGCCTCTTCAACTGTATCTTCAGCAGCTTTTTCTACGACTTCATCGTTTACTTCATTCGCCATGTCTGGACCTCCTTTCGTTTCACGCAGATTTTTGTCGCTTTTAGTAAAACCGGAAGCTTCTAAAACTTCCTTCATTTTTTCTACTTTATCTTCCCCGGCGACAGACTCAAACCAACCTGCGTTTTTCATTGGAGTCTCACATTTGCTGCAATTGGCAGATTCATCTTTGCTCAACACAGCAATTGCATCTTCGTCGCACCAAAAGACGTTTTCCATGTTAACTTCGTTTGTGACGTTAATTGAAACGCCATCAGCTGTTTTCTCAATAGAAAAGACATTAGCAAGCTGATTGCAAGGGGAGTCCACCAGACTTAGTTCTTCTAGTGAATAAGAATCTATAAAGCGAATACTTCTGTCCTCATCTGGCACATATTCAGTATGTTGCTTTAAGATGCCACCTTTTACAGAGAATCCACTCAAAGTTCCATCCAATACCTTTTCCCAGGTGTCAGGTGCTCCTTTTGATACATATGCTGTAACATAGATACCACTATACATCTTGTTGGTATTTGGGTCGAAGAAATCTTTCTGTTCGAAACTAACCATTTTGCCAATAGCTTTGTTTTTGTCATGCTGTTCTCTAATGTTGCCACGAAATGTCTCGAAGGCATTGATACTTGCTTCAGCGGTTAATACATCACCACTCTGATCGATGTTATCGAGCGTAGCAAAACCTGACACACGGCGATTTGCCTTATCAAATTTAGTAATTGGAATACTAATATTGATTGTTGTATCTGTTGTGTCCAATAGAGCTTTTTCTATCTTCATGATATTTTGATTATATGCTACTGTTTTTTAAAAGGCAAATTATCTCTATTGACTTTTATGTTGACTGCAACAAATGCGCTGTACATTGAGATCATTAGAGCAACTATCCAAGCTGGATTCTGCCACTGAGCATATAATAAACCTCCTATAGAAAGAAACCAAAAATAGAAACTAAAGTGCGTTCCTATTAATAACGTATTATAAGTTTGTCTTAAGGAACCAGATAAAATAAAAGATCCTATAATTATCATGAGCGCAGATGCTATCCACTCCGGAAAGTTATTAATAAACACTAGGGAGTCAAACGGCAGGCTTATCCATATGCCAAGAAGTAGATTGAAGGCACCAAGTATACTAACCGCCATTGTATTTATCGGGCTCAGCATTTTAGATGC